CATAATAACAACGCTCGTGGTGCTGGAAGACATTTCCATAATAGGGAAAGAAGAGAAGAAGCAGGAAATGTCAAAACACAAATCAATACTTATGAAGTTCATGCGGAACCAAAAAACATCAACCATCCAGACCTAGTAAATCCACTCTCATCTTATTTGCCAACGAAATCCGATTTCAAGACACAAATTAACACGACCATCAGAGAGTTACGAGATATTACTGACGAGCGAGCCAAAAACCTCCAAGAAACCAATGACAAAAACCTAACTGAATTTCAAAAAATGGTAAGAAAAATTATACAAACCGGTAACTTAAATAAATATACATATATCCCAAAAAATAGAAGATTTGCTGACAATATATTAGTTCCAATTAATGGTGTATTTCAAAATGTACAAAATGAACCCAGTAATACTTATTATCCTGAAAATTATTATAATAGAGTCTTTAATCATATAAATAACGACCTCCATAATATACAAAACTATGAACCTAACAAATTACCTCATTCCCTACAATCTATGGCACAAAACGGAAAAAGCTTCACTCAAATGGTCAAAAAATTTACTCTTCCCTCAAATTTAGGTCCACAAATGTACTCTATTTTATGTAAATCAAGTGTGTTCACTAACGTTAATAAAGCACAAAATTATAATGCTGAAGGTTATCATATAGGATTAGCAACTGTAAGAAAATATATAAATTTTAGAATAACGGCAGAATCAATTGACTCATTATCAGGATTACCAAAATGGAGAGTCGTCGGAATAGCAGGAAGTGTCAATAGAACAGCTAAATACGGTTTAAAACATTATACTTATTTAAATCCAATATTGAGTAGTGCAGATATACCCAGAGCAAACAAGGCTTTCGAATACATGTTATCAGATCCAACATTAGAGTCCAGATATTACTCACAAAAAGTAAAAGCCACAGCTAATCCTAACATTAATAATATATTAGATAGTTTCTTAAAATTAAATATAAAAACAGGTGAAATCGGTCAAGTAGAATTAAATACACCAACAGTTATCGAAGCAGTCGACGTATCATATTACCCCGGAGTTATAGAATGGATCGCCAGAAGTTTAGCAAGAAAAACCTGTTTTAAAGCAAGTCTTAGTTTTCATGTATATGATACAAAATTAAAATGCGGAGTCTACCCAGATGGAGAAGGAAGTTGGACAAGAAGCGAAAATGGATTATTAACAGTCACAATGCAGGGAAATCAACAACCTTATATACACCCTGACCTTTTCCCAGAACTCTTTGAATTCAATTCTACCGTAAAAACTTATAGGACTCAAGAACTTTATTTAGATGATACAATATACGGTAGCCACATTAGAATGTATGTATCAGTTATAGATAGAATAAATATGGGTAGCGTACAATATATATATGCTGAGTGTTTCTATCATTGCGTAGACGAAGAAGATAATATAGTTAATCAGACTGCAGATATAAAGTTAGGTTTCGATATAATAGAAGATTTAACTATGGTTAATAAAACTTATAATTGGTGTTTAAATATAAATAATAATAAAAATATGGTCGAATATAAAGGAAATGTGTATGTATTAGATGATATGGAGGTACCAGGATATTATACATACAGTAAAATACAGGCAAAAGCTAGCATAAAAACCACTACATTACAAAAATTAATTGACATAGCAATAGCTAAAAGAGTTTTAACATTAGATGCTGGCATAGTTCTTTTCAAACAAGTCATGGATGATGAGGGTTCAAATTTAATACCTATGACTACAGTGAGTGCTTTTGTAAACATGGCAATACAAATTAGTAACAAAGTAATCGGAAACTCAGCAATATTAATTAATCAACCCACGGTAATTCAAAGAAACGAAATTGTTACTAACAACAACTATATAATTAAAAAACGACCATTTTATCAGAATTACCTCGATTGGTTCTACAATTCTTTCGCTTGGATGTACAAAAGAGAACCAACAATAATAAAGAAACCCCTCACGCCTGTAAAATTAGAATATAAGATAAACACTTTCAAACAATATGTTCTTTATACTATATGTTTTTTAATATTTACTATATCTATGAATTATTTAGGAAATTCAGCAATTAATAAAGTGATAGGATTATATAAAGGAGAAGCCAAAATAGATTTAAATGTGTTATGGAATAGCAGTTATATGTTTGTAATTAGATGGATAGTCAAATGGTTCTCCGTGCATGCACTAAAAATATTAACAGGAGTTTTAATCAAAAGTAATGTAATAATATCAACAATTTTTTCTTCGATCTTCGTGTATGCACAAGACAATGTACACAAATTAAACGAACCTGATTGGGCCATAGGATTAATTTATTTATTAGGTTTATATCTATTTCTAAAGAAAACTATTAAAATTGAGTATCATTCTAATTATGCAATAAATAAATATATAAAAGAAAAAACTTTAGCTGAGAAAAAGAAAGATGATGAGGTAAGAATGAGTACTAAATGTTATTATAAAAGTTGTGTACAACCTGAATATTGGAAAAACAATAACTATGATTATGATGCAACTACTAATAAAATCACGTTTACTGAAGAAGGAGAATTTTTAAAACCAATATTCGGAAAAATGAACTCTACAGAATTTGCCAAATATATAAGTAAAAATTGTAATTGCAAAAATCCAAACCAATTAGCCGGTTATGTAATATTACCTTTACCTAAAACACAAGAAATGCCAAAAATAATTAACTACCATTCCTGCTGCTTAACAAGTACAACCGCGCTAAAAAGATCAGCTGCTGAAATGCCAGATTCAGACCCTGTAATATTAGAAGAGTTCAAAAGATTTTTAAAAATTAAAATATATCCTATCCTAGATTCAATAGTTAAAGAGTTCGAATATTCCTCAGCAATTTGGTGGAATCATATAACTACATCACAAAGACAACAAGTGTTAGATGCTTTAAAAACTGTAGATTTTGGTAAGAAATGGACTGTAATTAAAACTTTACAAGAATATGGTAATTTTGTTAAATCAGAAGATCAGACACAAGGACCCGCAGAATCAAAAACTCGTAACATATGCAACGTTGGAAATCTCAAAAAATTGTTAGCAGGACCAGTTTGTTATACACTTGAAAAAATTGCAAAATGCAAAATAAAAAGCTATGTATCAGGGAAATCATATGAAGAAAAAGGTTACGACTTAGCCAACATAGCCAAAAAACTGGGAGAAGATTGTGTAAAATTAGACGGGGACGGAAGTGCATTTGATTCATGTCAAAAAATACCACTAAAAAATCTAGTTGACGATTACTTATATAAAAAAGTCTGCGAAAAAATTGAACAAGAACAGGTGGCCAAATTAGAAATTTTAGGATATGCCATACCACCTTATGCTATTAGAGCTGCTTTATTAGATCACCATGCTGTAATTAAAACTAAATTTGTTCAAGATCTTAAATTAAAAACTTTAGTCACAGTTACTCACGACGGAACAACCCATTCAGGAGATATGGACACAACTCTAGCAAATACAATAAGAATGTGGTGTTATACAGAATTTGTTGCGTGGATTGCAAGAATATCAGAAAACGATTATGAAACAAGAGTGGCTGGAGACGACAATACCTTATATGTATCCAAGAAAATTTTTGAAAATAAAAAATTTGAAATTATAAATGCTTATCAAACTGTATACACAACGAGAAAAGACAAGGTGACTCATGGATTAGGACAAGTAATAAAATTTTTAAAAGTAGGTAAAATTGAAGACGGAGACTTTTGTAGTACTAGCTGCTTTAAAACAACGAGAAATGGAGACACTTATTATCGAATTTTAAGAATCCCAAGCAGATATTTTTTAACATTTGCCTACATGTCTAAATCTGACAGTTTGACCCCTGGAGAATACATGTACACTACTGGACAAGCCGAATTAAAATGGGCAAAAGGATTACCAATTTTCGAAAAAATAGCCAGGTGGAAAATGAGACATGGATACAACAGCCATAGCGTAGACTTATTAATGTCAAGTGTCAACAGGATTGCAAATTATCAAAGATGTAGTAATTTATTCAATGAAGAAGATGATCTTGTTTATAAAACTATTGAATTGTCTTTACAAGAAAAAGAATTTTTAGAGAGATGGAATATTAAAAACATATTTAATAACCAAATTGAAAACACCAATATAAGCGTAGCCATAAGAAACAAAATCTTGGAGTTGTATGGTATAAAAGATGTCAAGCAATCCCACATAGATAGAGCTTTGAAGACTTATGAATCTAAATTTAAAAATACCATACTAGGGAATCACAATTTACTCAGATCAACAACCGATCATTCCCAAGATTATCAAGCTTATTGCGAAACACTTCTAGAAAGATATGGAATAACTACAGCCGAAATTGAAGACTTTGAGCAATATCTTGATACTGTCGATCCTATGTCAAATTCTCTCGAACATCCAGTCTTAATGAAGATTACACAAAACGACAAACAAGTGGATCTGACAAAATATTTCAACTGTCCCGAAAAATTCAAATTATCATGGTAAACAGTTGACATCCGTAAAATAAAAAACAAAATTAAATAAATAAATAAACTTTTAAAAATAAAATATTTTATAAAATGAAAAAATCAAAAAATAATAAATTTTAAAATTTAAACACTAACAGGTGAAGAGGTTGACTGTTTAATCTATCAGCCCAAGCCTGAAGTAAAAATTAAAAATATCTCTTTGAGATTGTTTAGTTTAAATTCTGATTTGTTCAACAAAAAGTTTATATAAAATAAAATTATGGATAAATTTCAAATTAAAATCAATAAATATAATAAAATCAAGAATGACATTGATAAAGAAATCAAATTGCTTAGTGACAAAAAGAAACAAGTGTTATTAATAATTAAGTCTACTGAGCAAAGAAAGAGGAAACATAGATTGAAAGAGACTTTCAAAATAATAGAAAATGCAAAAAATGATGATTCACTATCTCTTTCTAAATGTTAATTAAATTAAATCAAATTGTTTCATGTTCTGAACGACAATAAATTTAGTTATTCTAAATGAGCTTTATAGCTAACAATTTTATATTATTATAAATAACTAAAGAAAAATTTCGCATTGTAATCTAGCATTTATTCCTCAAAACGTCACGAGGTGCTACTAGGTCAACAACCTTCCAAGGATATACCTAGCCATATAGGGACACAATGTATGTAAATTTTTCTCTAATTACTGAAGTGAACTCTTTTATGTATTCACTCGGTAGTTATTTTCTATTGTCTTAAATGTCAAATTGTAGTGTAGTTGAAACCGTGAATTTCTGTTAGGTGGCTCACTACTAATTATGACCATAACGTATCATGTCATTACACAACTCGTAGAACAGTAATGATCCATTGAAGCCGCGAATTAACTTATAGGCGATGCGATCAGTTGTTCTTTTAGAATCAGTTTAACTTTTGTTGTTCAAATGAAAATAAAATAATAATAAATCTTAAAAGTTTTAAAAATAATAAATAACAAAAGGATTATTCAATTAAAAATTTTAAATATATATATATATATATTAAAACCCTCTAAATTGAAGAGGCCCTCTAATATAAAG